ATAATCCTCGTCCCGTCCTCATTCAGATAAATGTCCCTGAACCTCCCGCTATCCCATATTTTGTCAGGCTGGTTCAAATCCAGAATGAAAAGCAATGTAGATGCTATTTCATTCGTTCCGAAGAGCATGTTGTATAAGCTCATTTGAATATCTGTTTTTTAGTAATAATGTAAGTTAAGCCTAAAAATTCTCCACCGCAATTTTTACAAATAAAAGATAAATTTGTTATTGTTTCTCTTCCTTCAAATTCAACTCCCCTTAAGGTCTCTTTTATATCTATGCTATTACAATTTGGACATTCTTTAGGATAAAAAAATTTACAATTTCTGCAGATTTTATTTAACTCTTTTTTTTCTGGACGCATCAGAATTTCTTCTTCAGTCTTTGAATGATGACCTGGCGTGGGCGTATTTATTTCTATATGACATCTTTCATTTCCAAAATTTCTACAGATATCCATTAAACTTTTCATCTTTACTCATCCTTTCTTATTGTTGACCTCCCTTTGGGCGGCTTGAGCTGGATACAATAGAAGTCCTTGTCCTGCTTATTCTCCTCGTCCATCTCGAGCGGGAAATGCCGGCGGTTGCACTTTTTGATTATTTCCTGGATGTCGTAGGCCCGAAAGAAAGACTTGCTGTTCACGCTAAAGGTGTTGCGGTTTTTGAACCAGAGAAGTGCGTAGCTGCCCGGACAGGAATCTTTCCAGAACCAGAGTCCGATCTTGCTAGCCTGCTTGTCGAAATAAAATACAACGAACTTAAAGTTATCACCTATCATTTCCTTCACGTAGCGGTTGAACGACATGCCTGATTTGTTGACAGTCACATACGGACCGAGAAACATGCTACCTCGTCCGCCTCTTTCCGGTATAAACTTCTCATATGCCATTTTCTCTTACCTCCTTTCTTTAAATTTTAATTGAATCTTCATTTTGCTTTTGAAAATAATATACATAATATAAACCAAAAAGTCAATAAAAATCAATAAAAAGTAGTAATAGATAGCTATAAAATAGCTTTGATTTTTCTTATGGGGGTTTTAAAATTGGCTAAATTTAATAAGTTGATATTTAAAAATTGGGAAGCTAGGTTTTAGGATTTTTGGCTTCCATTACCCGAAAAGAAGCGAGTGTAAAAATAGACAGGCTACTTCCCAAAGCTAAAATCTTAGTTCGCATTTAATCCTTTTCTTTTTTTTCAGCTTTTATCTGTATAACATATTCGGCCCGGCCGAACAATCTCCTTATATTATCTACATTTTCATTTGAGATTACCAGTTTTATAGGGAAATTGCGGGAATCTTTTATAAAAAGTTCTTCTATGGCTATGTCCAATTCCCGGCAGATCGCAATTAAGTATTTAAATCCGACATTTTCTTGTTTCCCCAATTCAATCTTGGAAATTGTGTCTTTGGTTAAGCCTACTTTTTTCGCTAGGCCTTCCTGTGTCAATCCTTTGAATTGCCTAAGGCGCTTTAAATTAAAAGCTAAAGTCTCTTTTTCGCTCATTGTTTTTGTTTATATAGCATGATTTAAATAAAAAAGTCAATAAAAATCATAAAAAAACCAAAAGAAAGTCAAAAAAATAGATAAAAAGTGAAAAAAAATCAAAAAACTATTGACATCGCTATTTTGTAGCTATATATTCCTATTCACTCGACATGAACGAACTTGTAGAAAAATTAAAATTCTTCATGGCTGAAAAGGATTTGACCATCCATGATGTGGCTATCCTTATTAAGAAAGATCCCAAAACGATCTGGCAATTCCTTCATCAGAAAGTCAATCCCCACGACAGAACCATTTACAAAATAAAAAAGCTTCTGGGGGAACATTGAACCAAGACAATCTTATCACAACGGCAGAGGTAGCTAAGAGGCTTAAGTGCGGCGTATCGACAGTCCGCACGTATATAAAAAAAGGAAAATTCAAACGAGTGGCTTTTGTTGGCAAGCAGTTCTTGATCTATGAAAGCTCCCTCGACGAATTCCTTAGAAGCCATGACCCCATGAATCCCAAAATGAGGATAGACTAACGGCTTTCTGCTCGCTCGGTTATTAATTTCATAGACTGAGGTATCCAGAAGATCAATAGATTTCCTTTAAATATGATCGATGTAAATATGAAATTGAATGCGGATAAGAAAGTTTGATAGGAGGGAAGCGAATAGGAGGCTCCGGGACGAGAACATCAGAATTATGGAGAAGAGAGGAATGCCAGAATTCGAAAAAGACCAGAAGAAAGGAACCGACCTCAATCTCACCGTCTCTCAGATCAGGAAAAAACTAAGGAGAAAAAATGGGAGAAAATAAAACCGATAAACTCGCCGAAGTCAAGACCGAGGAGGCCAAGAAGATTGCCCTGACCACCGATTTCTGCACTTTCTATGTCAGGGCCAGGAAGGACGGCATCATGCGACCAGTCAAGGCCCAGGTGACGCTCTACGAGAAGGCCGGCCATTTCTACAAAGTCAAGAACGACTACGCACTTTCTTACGAGGGCTACAAGCTCCTGAACAAGGTGGCCTCCATAAGCACAGTCACGCCCCAGAAGGTCATGGTGGACGAGAAGGAGCAACCCAACCCGTACATCGAGAGGAACCCGAAGACCAAGATGATAGAGACCGTGAGCATAAGGAAGATAGGGATAGGCTTAAGCCTGATCGGAAATGTCACGGTCATAGACAAGACTCTTTTCTATAACATCTACTCGTATTTCATCGAGTCCATACAGGCGAAGATGAAGAAGGTCGAATGGAAGAGCGGGAAAAAGACGGATGAGAAGCTGTATCCGGACTGCGCAATCACCGGCACGAAGGATGAGAGGCCTGACAAGCCGGGAAGCTGGGCGTTCTTCGAGACCGTCTCGCCGCTCGGCCTGTGGATCAACTACCAGGACCAGGCGATTATCGATTGCCTGAACGAGCACACGCAGCGTCAGCGCTTCGGCGATCGCATAGCCCAGACTATAGTGGAGCGCAACATCCTCAAGGACCATCCCGCTATAGGGATAAGCAGGGTCCAGCCGCAGGAGAAAGGAACTCCGGGAAGCCAGAGGGCCTTCGCCACGGTCTACGGATACCGCCACGATTTCGGAACCTCGCAGATAGCCGAGATCCTGGCGCAGGCCGAGAGAGGGAGCCAGACAATAGAAATGGAGACCGAGGTAATCAGCGAAGTGGAGCCCGAAGTAGAGGCGGAGGCAATCGAAGAGGTCGAGAAAGAGGAGAAAGAGACCCCAGGCAAAAAGGAGAAGAAGAAAACCCCTGGCGAGATGGAGGAGCCGCCGGAGGAGTACTACCTCGAGCAACAAGAGGCAGGGAAGGAAGGTAAAAAATGAACATCGAACTCAAAGGAAAGACCGGTCTTATCCGTCGAGGAGACAAATATGCTACCGAAGGACGCTACTACAACGCGAACGGGTTCGCTGTCGCCATCGTAGCATCCACATCACCCATGAGATAGACTGGGCGGCCTACATCGGCGCTACTGGTGACGATAAGCGGGAAGGCGAGACCGTCCAAGCGGTATTGAAGCTCGGTTGCAAACTCTTCGAGAACGACGCAAAGCATTTCTTCCCAGAGATAGAACTGCCTTACAGATATTAAGAAAGGAGATTGGAAAAATGAGTACTGAGACAGAAACGGGGACTATAGCTGAGGAGCTCCTGCATTTGGAGCTCGGCAACCTCGCTGTGGAGATAGGTTCGAAGCTCGACGCTGAGAGGCCAGCTAGGGAGCCTTCCGACCACTCCCGCTATAACTGGGCAAGCGAGCAACATCATCCATGCAAGAAGTTTTTGGTTCACTGCCGGCTGGACTGGAGGAAGCGACAGCAGATGGACATCGACGGAAGATGGCGGGTAGAGGAAGGGACTGATAAAGAATGGGTTGTAAAGAAATGGCTGGGCGACATCGGTTTCGAGCTGACGCAGGCGCAGAGGTATTTCAACACTGACGATGTAGGCCTTGAGAAATTCAAGCGCCTCAAGATAAGCGGGAAGATAGACGGCATGGTGGATGTGAGGGGGAGGCTCCCCGCACCCTTCGACAAGTTCAAGGAGCTCCCCGCCGAGATCAAATCCGTCGCCCCGCACTACTGGAACTCCACGAAGACCATCGAAGACATCAAGCGCCATCCGAAGTTCTGGATAAGCAAGATCCCGAGCCAATTGAACACTTACTTCGTGTTCAAGGGTTGGCCTGGCGGACTGCTCATCCTTGTGACTTTCGGAAAGAAGCCAAGACTTCTTCCCATGTTATTCGATCGTGAACTCTGGAACGAGGACAGCAAAAGAACCAGGAGCGTGAACGCCTATGTCCAGAAGAAGAAATACCCGCCACCCATGCCATTTGATGCGACTATCTGCGGGATGTGCGACTTCGACCACCTATGTGCCCCGCTGAAAGCATCAACGACCCTGG